CAAGAATAAGCCCAATATTATGAGATTAGGAAGCAAAAAGGCAAACTATGTAGATGCGAATACAATGTACTCGGAAATAGGCTTATATGTGCCTACAATCACCGCTGATGGGCAAGGTGGGTACACAACTACCTATGCCTTACAAGAAGTTGTATTTGGGGATTTTAGACCTATGGATGAAAGTAGAAAGTTAATGGATGCTCAAATAACATATACAAGGGCAGCAAAGCTATTTATACGTTATGATGTAACAATCAATAATAACTATAAAATAGAAGCAGAGGGCGAAACCTATGTTATACATTCTTTGAAGGATGTAGAAAACCAATTTAGATTTTACGAAATATTAATGTATTTCTAATGGCAAATGATGTTTCATTTAAGATTGAAGGATTAGATGCACTAATTAAAAGATTAGGCAAATTACCTATTGAAATAGAAAAGGAAGTTGCAGAAGAAGTTAACGCATCGGCATTGGCTATTCAAAGCAAAGCAAAAAAGTCAGTTGCTGCAAATTCAACTGATAATGGTACTTTACTTGGTTCAATTCAATTAGTAAGTGTATTAAAAGATAAAAGAATTTTATATACAGTTGGAAGTGCTTTAAAATATGCTCCATATGTAGAATTTGGCACAGGTGGAACAGTTAACGTACCTGCTGGATATGAGGATTTTGCAATCCAATTTAAAGGCAAAGGAATAAGAAAAATAAACTTACGACCAAGACCATACTTAATACCAGCTTTTGAAAGCGAAATGCCTATTTTGAGAAAGAACATACAAAATGTAATAAAGAATGTTAAATCCTAATATAGAGATAAAGAAGTGGTTTTATACTAACTTGACAAGTTCAAGCGGACTACCTGTTTACGATGGTTATGCTCCTGATAACGGAGTTAATGAATATGTGATTATGAACGGCAGAGCATCCGCACAGGAACAAGGTAAAATCAGTTACACCAATGCAGTTACCATTGATGTTGACATTGTAATAAAAAATAGTAACTTTGGTTATAAAAGAGCCGAAACAATAAGCGATTTAATACTAGCTGCAATCAACTCGGAAACAAATATTACCCTTGCAAATGGGTTTTATGCTTCAAGTTTAGTGGTGGGTGCAATTAGAAATTTAGATGGTTTAAACCCTTCGGATAATGTATGGAGAACAATAATAACTTATAATTTAATAATAACTCAAAATTAAAATAAAATGGCAGAAACAAAAGTATCAGCAAGAGATTATATCCTTACCGCTGACATAGACAATGACGGAACATTCAAACCTGTTGCTTGTCTTACAACTAACTCAATGACATCAACTGTTAACACTATTGATGCAACTTCTAAATGTGGAGACCAATATCAAGCTGGTCCTTCATTTACACAATCATTCAAAGGCGAAGGTTTTGCAATTGATGAAACAGGAACTCCTAGTAAGGATTCTTACCAACAATTGTACACCGCTCACGCTGCTAAAACTGCCTTCAATATGAAGATGGGTAAAGCAACACCAACTTCAGGTGATGTGTATTATTCAGGTCAAGTATTTATTAGTGATTTTGAAGTAAATGCTGCTGATAAAGATGATGTTAAATTTACTGCAACTTTCGTAGTAACATTACCACCATTAACACAAACTGAACAAGCGTAAACAAATAACCTATGTTTGAATTAAAACTAAACAACAACACAATTCAATTAAAATGGGGTACTTGGTCAATGAGGGAATTTTGCAAAGCAAAAGATATAACTATTGACAAATACTTTGAGTTTTTAGGTAGCAATCAATATGACTTGGATAACATTGTTAAACTAATATACATCGGATATAAATCAGGATGTATTTCTAACAAACAAGAAATTGATTTTACTGAAGATGACGTTTGCGACTGGATTGATGAAATAGGCGGAATTTTTAACCCTGAAGGACAAGTTCTTTTGTACTTAAAGTATATTGTTGAAAGCACAGTTACAACAGTACAAGGAACACCTAAAGAAGAAAAAAAAAAGCCTAGTAAAGTTAGGGTGGGATGATATTTTAGTGAAAGCTGCTGAATGCAATATAAGACCCAATGAGTTTTGGGATATGACTTGGAAAGACTTTTCTATTATCGTAATGGGTAAAGAAAAACAAGAGTTAAACGAATGGGCAAGGACTAGAAACCTTGCCTATATTGTATATTTAAGTAACACAACTGAAAAATCACCCAAAAGTATTAAGTCTTTTTGGCACATACCAGCGATTGATGATTTGGAAATAGAAGAAGAAAAGGTAATGCTGACAACAGACCAATTGGCAAGGACTTTAAAGTTGTACGGAGTAAATTAAAATATTATGGCAGAGTCTTTTGATAAGTTTTTTATAAGTATTGATGCGGATGTATCTACATTAGAGGCTGAATTAATAAAAGCACAAAATGAATTAAGGCAATTTCAAAATACCTTAAAAAAGACAACTGATGTAGGTACAATTAAAACATTAAATGAAAATATTACTTTTACAAGTAGTAAAATTGCTCATTTAAACGATAGACTTAATCAATCAGGAAAATCAATGGGTGATGCTTCGCAATCACTTATTAACTTTTCAAGGATTGCACAAGATGCTCCTTATGGAATTATGGGTGTGGCAAATAACCTTAATCCTATGGTTGAATCGTTCCAGCGATTAGCTGCAACGGAAGGTGGTACTAAAAAGGCTTTACAAGCAATGGTTGCTGGTTTAGCAGGTCCAGCAGGGGTTGGTGTTGCTATTGGTGTTGTATCTTCATTAGCAGTTACATTTAGCAAAGAAATAATAGCGTTTTTTAAAGGACCAACTGCAGAACTAGAGGCATTTAGAAAGAAACTTAAAGAGGTAGCTGATGACGTTTACAAGTTAGTTGGTGGAGAGCAAACCAAAAGAACTAAAGGTATTTTATTAGCTGAAATTATTGTAGGTGGAAATAAAACACAACAAGAAGAAGCATTAAAGCAATTAAAAGATTTATATAGTAATAGTGCTGCAATACAAGATGCAAAATTAGGTCAAGATAAAAAGTTTTATCAAACTTTAGTCAATCAAGCAGCAATGCAAGGTGATGCGGTTGCTAAAGAAAAAAATAATCTTGAACAATTAAATATTGCGTATGCTGATAATGCAAAAAATGAAAAGAAAAGAAATGATGCTTTAGCATTAGTTACTGGTCCTAAAAAAATGATTGAGTATGGTCATTCTCATATAAGAAGTGTTGAATATCAAAGAGATTTAATAAATAAACAATACAACAAATTAGGGGATGATATTAAAAATAACATTGCTAGACTTGAATCAAATACATTTAGCGAATTAGCAAAAGTTACATTATTTCCAACTCCTGATAAAAATAAAGCTAAAGAATCATTAGATACATTAAAGGAGTTTTCTGCTAATTTAAAGTATGAATTAGCTAGGCAATTAATGGATATTGAAAAGTATAAGAAAGAATTTAAAAAATTAGATTTATCTTATATAGCATTTGAATATAAAGATGCACCTGTAAAAGAAAGTGAATTTAGCAAAAAAACTAAAAAAGAATTAGCAGACCCATCACAAAATAGTTTAGGTAAGTTTTTAACTAAAAATACCAAAATGTTGATGGATAATGAAATTGCATTAGCCAAAACACAAAAACAATATTTAGATTTTGCAAATACTATTTCAAATAATGTATCAAGTGCTTTAATGGGAATGTATGCAGATTTACAACAAGGAGAAACAGGATTACAGGCAATAGGGAATATGTTAGGTAGATTAGCTGAACAATTTGTAGCTGCAATTTTACAAGCTACTATTTTTGCTGCGGTTATGTCAGCGTTAAATGCTGGAACTGCTGGAGCATTGACTTTTGGTGGATATTTTATGAAGGCATTAGGAATGGCAGATGGTGGAATTGTAACAGGACCAACTCACGCTTTAATAGGCGAAGGTAATGAAAGTGAAGCAGTATTGCCATTGAGTAAATTAAAGGGAATGCTTAACACTACATTTAGTGCAGGTGCAATGAGTGGTGGCGGTGGAATGGGTGGCAATGGTTCATTTGTATTAAGAGGCAATGATTTGGTTTTAGCATTACAAAGGTCTAATTCATCATTAAATTTAAGGAGAGGTGGCATATAATTTAAAATACCAAATAACTGCTGCAACCAAAAACAATGAAGTTGCGGTTGTTGAAATGTATATTGATGAAGTAGTTGCTTCGGTAATTGAATATCCTGCAACTGCAATTCAGTTACAATACATCCCAAGAAGTGATGATATTTACGAACCTATTTATGCAAGTCAATTAAATGTCAGTATTGATGTAACGGATGATGATGATAATATGCCTGACTTTACAACATTAAACGATAGGAAATATTTAGTTAAGTTATTAATTGATGGAAGTATTTATTGGCAAGGATGGGTTTTAAGTGATTTGGTTCAATACTCATTTACCACAGGAAGGAAAGAATTATCTTTTAATGCTATTGATGGTCTTGGAATGTTAAATTACATTCCTTTTACATTTACCGAAACTAATGTAGTTGGTAATACTAAATTAAGTCCGCAATCGGTTCTTTATTTTTTATATTCTTGTTTGGCTAAAATAGGATTCCCAACAGGATTGAATCTTATAACTGCTTGTTCTTATTACGCAGCTGGAATGTCTAATAGGGGTGATGGTAGCCAATATGAACCATTTAATCAAAGCTATTTACGACCTGTTTACTTTCAAAATGATGATGAAACATATATACCTTGTTTAGAAGTATTATCACAAATATTAAAGTCATTTGGTTGCAAATTGTATCAGTCTAATGGCAAATGGTATATTGTAGCAGTTAATGAATTTGCTGCTGCTCCATACTTTGCTTTTACATACTTTACGGAATATACACCAGCAGGAGTTTTAGTTACTTCGGGAACATTCAATACATTAAGCGAAATTCAACCATACACAGGAAATACAAGCGGTTTATACTTTACTAATAATAGCCAAATGAAGCTATTTAAAAAAGGTTATAACAATTTCAATTATAGATACGATATTAGTTACTCACCTAACTATATTTCAAATCCAAACCTAAAGAGTTTAACAAGTGGATTTCCTACATTATGGCAAACATTTAATCAAGGTTCAGGCGGAAGCGTTACAATAGTTAGCAAACCTTATGAGGCTAGTGATTGGTTTAATATTACATTAGGAACATCAACAGGTGTTACAGGATTAACGGAGGTTCACACAAACCCTGTTGGTTATGTAACCGAAAATGACACTTTAACATATACTCAAACATTTTTTGAGCAAAGTATTGATAAGGTAAGAGGACAAATACAATTACAAATAACAGGTATCGGCGGTGGTGCAGCAATTTATTATTTAAATGTTGATAGCGTTTGGCAAGATGCTTCCGTTGCACCTTTTGATAATTATTATGAAGTTCCTTTAGTAGAAGAAGATAAAATAAATGAGGTATCAATAACAACACCACCAATTCCTATAAATGGCACTTTAGCAATAACTTATATGCTAACACAAGATATTGTGAATTGTGCTACTAATGTAAAGATTGGTTCATTTAGATTGACATTTGATTCTCCATTATCATTGATTACATCTACATCAATAGTTGATGCAAATAATCAATATCAATTAGAAATGGATTTGCCTTTGGGTTATCCTATTTATAGCGGTGATGGGGTTAATAGAACACAAGCAAATATGGCTTACGGAACTATCCAACAATTAGTATCAGGGAACTTTGTATCGGCAACAGGATGGTATCGTTACGGACCATATACAACACCTACGGATGGTTTAAGCCAAACAATAATGAAAGAATATATTAACAATTATAGAAGGAACTTAATAAATGTTGATTGTAACCTATTTGGAATAACAACAACCAATGGCAATTTTGCTGCGAATAAGTTATTGCAAATATTAGATACTGACCCAGCACAAATAAACATTGAAGATAATAGATATATGACAGGGAATATGACTATTGATATTGTGGGGTGTGAAACTCAAGCAACATTATTAGATATTTCTAATGTGGAAATAGCAAGTACAATAGAAACAATATTCACAGTAAACGGAGTACCTTTTAATTAATTAACTTTGTAATATGGCAGATAAAGTACAGGGCAGCAACATAATGTTGTATTATTTTGAACCACCTTCAGGAGCATATCCAGCAGGTAGGGATATTCCGTTTTCGTGTTCTACAAATTGCACATTTAGTGTAAGTGTTGACCAAAAAGAGGTAACAAGCCAAACGAGTGCTTGGTATAGAGAATACAAAAACGATACTGCAACTTGGAGTGTAACTTGTGATGGTCTTATAACTTTGGATGGTTATGGCTATTTATTTTTACTTCAACAACAACAAGATAGAACTACAATTTTAGTAAAGTTTGTTATTGACAATGGAGTTGATGGGTTGGTGGTGATTAGTGGTAATTGTAATTTAACAAGTTTACAAATTAACGCACCTTACAAAGACATAGCAACGTATAGTGTATCGTTACAGGGTACAGGTGCTTATGGAACAACAGGAACGACAATTAATCCAAGTGGAACAGTTATTGTTGCTGGTGGTGCGGTTTACACAAAGGGAACTATTGCAGCAGGTGGAGAAACTACAATTACTTATGGCGATATGATAGGCAAGGATTGTCTTTATGTTTCTCGTGGTGGTATAGATGTTCAGGATATTTTAACGACAGGAACACCTGTGGATGAGCAAGTGAAGTGGAATAGTACGACAGGGGTATTGACATTTGGAAGGGTTTTAGAAAGTGGGGAGTTTATTAGGGCATTATTTCAATAATTTAGTTATAAATTAATATAAGATGGCAAATCAAATAGTTATAACATCAGGTGCTAAAGTTAGAGGCTTAAATGGAGTTTTGACAGGTACTTCAGGAATTGTTAGTTCAGTTCCTTTAGGTGCTGCAAATGGTGTAGCTACTTTGGATAGCGGTGGTAAAGTTCCTGTATCTCAATTGCCTTCATCGGTGGTTACTTATTTAGGTACTTGGAATGCCGCAACCAATACTCCGACATTAGTAAACGGGACAGGTGATGCAGGAGATATGTATATATGTAATGTAGCAGGAACTGTGAATTTTGGAGCAGGACCTGTAACTTTTGCGGTGGGTGATTGGGTGTTATACGGTTCAGGAACTTGGGAAAAATCAAACGGACAAAATGGAACTGTAACATCGGTTGCTGCATCTATAACAGGAAGTGCGATAGGATTAACAGGAAGCCCTATTACAACCGCAGGAACTTTAGCTTTTGCCTTTGCAGGAACTAACCTTGAATATGTAAACGGAGCAGGAAACTTGACAACCTTCCCTACTTTAATCACTTCCATAGGTTTGACTATGCCAAGTGCTTTTAGTGTCGCAAATAGCCCATTAACGGCTAATGGAACGATTGCAGTAA